TCTGATGTTTTTACTTTCACGATTTATCCTCAAATAAAAAGGCCACTGTGTAAGTGGCCCTGTTAATGGTTGGCGGATGGGGTCATATCACCCTCTCCAGTCTGCTGTGGTGCTCTCGCGCTCGTTTTTTGCATACTGATTTGCGGCTTCCTGTTGGTCGATATTGACGAAGTGACCATTTCGCCAGCCCATGTAAAAGGTCTGCGGTTGCCCTGAACGATATTTCCCGACGATGATCTCCGCAATCCCTTTCATGCTGCTGTTCTCGTCGTATACCTCATCGCGATACGGGAAAATGATAACGTCTGCGTCCTGCTCGATGGCCCCTGAGTCCTTAAGGTCCGAAAGGTTCGGTCTTTTATCCTGTCGTCCTTCAACGCCGCGGTTAAGTTGTGACAGGAGGATTACCGGCACTTTGTTACGCAGGCAGAACTGCTTCAACTTGCGGGTGATTTCAGCGATAGCCAGGTCATTGCGATCTGCCTTTGGTTTTTCGATTAGTCCGAGATAGTCGATAGCAAGGAAGCTTAGCCCGCCATCCATGTTCAGCCGTTCCGCGTGAGCAATGCACTCGTCGACCGTGAAAGAACCATCAATGACGTAGTTATCCTCATCGAGGAGTTGCCCTGTTGCCGCGGTCATTCGCGTGTAATGCTCCTGTTTCATACCTAACGGATTTCTCAGTGAGCCAACTGACAGGCCGGCGCGATCTGCAATATGACGCTCCACCACCTGAATGTCAGACATCTCCAGGGACACAATCAAACCGCGGCCTTTTTGCCGGCCAATTGAATTAGCGATGTTTATTGCAAGCTCCGTTTTCCCCATACCAGGACGGCCGGCGATGATAATCAGGTCGGTGCGGTCAAACCCGCCATAAGCATCATCCATGGGTTCAATACCAGTCTTCAGGTAAAGACCAGATTCCTCACCTTTTAACCGGTTCTCCAGCACAACCAGATAGTCATCAAGCAGATCGCTAACTTTCCGCGGCAATTTATCGTTAGTTTCAAATTGTAGCTTTGCCAGAATCCCGCTTACTTCTGCGATTCTCTCGTTAATATCATGAGTTCCGGCCGATGCCAGTACGCCGGCCGCTCGCCTAAGCTCTGCCTCACCTTTACGGAGCATCCAGCACTGCCTGACACGCTTTGCCCAGCCGCGGATATTTGCGGCTGACGAGCATTTACAGGCCACCTCGATCACGAAATCTTTCGTTGCTTCAGGTACGGCATCTTTCACGGTGAACATGTCGATAGGCTCTGCTTTCGTCAGCAATGCCGTAATTGCCTGGTACATACTCCTGAGGTGGAAATTCTCAAAAGCTTCTGCCGGCAACTTGCCAGCAATTTCACGGCAGTCGATGTGATCGCCTTTGACCAGCATCGACCCTACCAACTGGTGCTCAAAGTCGTAACTGTCCATCAGCTTCCGGCTCCTAAAATCTCGTCAATTTTCTTCTGGGTCAGGGCGGTATCAATTCCGTAAACCTTTCCATCAGGGTTTCCACCCAGCGCCCATTGCGTCGGCTGATAGCCGTGTTCGATATACCCGTTCAGGATGCTGTCAATATCGCGCGGTTCTTTGCCAAGCTCCTTGCACTGCTTCAGGTAGGATTCCCAGAGACGATTGATTCCAGCCTCCGTAGATTTCGTTACGCTGAGGATAGTTGGCATGCCGAGACGTTTTGCTTTGCAGTTCCATGTTTCCTTGAAGCGTTCGCGATCGAATACAAGTGCTGCTGAACGCTTGTTGGTTTTCTTGGCCCGCGGGTTTGTACCTTTCTGACGGGGGGTTAATTTCCACATTTCTTCAGACCCCGCTTTGCGGGTTTGGGTATTGTTTTTAATGTCTTTGGTAAGACTGTTTAGGGTGTCGGGTGATTCCGCCCAACCTGAAACCCGTTTTCGCCCAACTTGTTGGGTGGTTTCGCCCAACTTCTTGGGTGATATTTTTTTGGTCTTATTTAGTTGCCATTTGTCGATGTTGACATTGACACTTACCAACTTGAAACCGCCAACTTTTCTAAGGTTTATGATGTTCCGCTCAGCAAGGACATTAAGCGCCGCCGCCACGTCTGAATCATCCAGATCGGTAACTTCTGCCAGATATGTATTCGTCACTTTGTCCTCAGATTTATTCCATCCAAAGGTGCAATAGATAACGGCATCGAATACCTGGTGTTCACGCCCTGCAAGCTTCAGTTTTGGCTTGAGCTTTCCGATGCTGGTAGCGACTCGCATAAACCCATCATCAAGACTCGCCACTTTCCGCTCCACGGCCTCCTGAGGCGGCCTGTAATCAGCTAACTTAACGACGCCCATTTTTCCCCCTGACCTTTGCCAGTGCTAATCTGAATTCACTAATAAAACGAGCGGCAAACGCCCGGTTATTAGCGGCTGCTATCACCAACCCATCAGGTGAATCAGGGTGCCGAATCTCTTCATTTTCCTGGTGCTTTCTGCTCTTTCGCATTAAAATATCTCCTGTTGATTGTGTTGGCGTAACACAGTGACTAAAAATCCAATGTGATTTGCTCCGAACGCTCAGTTACCGCTGGGCGTTTTTTATTTGTCAGCAGTGCTGCAACTTCCCTGGCTAAACGCGCCAGCTCGTCATCGACAACACCCCACTCCAGAACGGCGAGAAGGATTGATATCTTCGGGATGAAGTCCTTCTTCCAGCGCGTGATTTGCGACCGGTCAATGCCGATGGCGTCAGCGATTTCTTTACTACCCTTGATTGCAATTTTGTTGAGCAGAGCGCTTTCAATCTGCCGCGCTTCTGTGCGTGTCTGTGTACGTTCCATTTCGTAGTATTCCCTTTAGTGAATAGTTAATGAGCGCACACCCATAACGGGTGACGCATAGATTTGTAGTCTTTTGGATTACTGCCCTTTTTCAGGGCGGGGATGTGTAAAGAGCGGTGTTTTTATGCTGCTTTGCTATCTGAAGGTGGGAACACTTCATCGAGGGTGCATTTGCAGCCAAGTTTCTTTAATGCGTCTACGATTTCGCGGCAATCGTTAAGACCGGGCGTTCGAATGTTGAGTTCGTAATTGGCAATGCGGGACTGCCCCCAACCAATTGCCTCAGCCAGAACAGCTTGCGAAACTCCAATTTTCTTTCGCTGCTGTGCAATGTTGTTCATTGCAGTCTCCTTTTCGGTTGATACAAACTTATTATTCACAATATGTGATTAACTGTCAATCTCACCTTGTGTAAATACAGTAATCACATGCCGTGATAGATTATCGGTATGAAAACTATGCATGAGATTATCGGGGAAAGGATTAAGTCCCTCAGAGAAGCAAAGGGATTTAGCCAGGCGCAGCTAGCCAAACTTTGTGGTTGGGCTGCTCCGTCGCGCCTTGGAAATTACGAGCTTGGTACGCGCAAGGTTAGTGCGGATGATGCTCTGGTATTGGCGTCCGTCTTGGGTGTATCTCCATCACTGATCCTGTTTGGCGATGAATCTGGTCCTGTTTATAAACAGTACGAATACCCACTGTTCACTACGGTACAGGCCGGACAGTTTTCAGAAGTAGGCACGTTCACTGAGGGTGATGCTCAAAAGTGGGTTTCTACAACTAAGAAGGCCAGCAAAGACGCGTTCTGGCTTGAGGTGAAGGGTCACTCTATGACCGCACCGCAGGGAATGCGGCCCAGCTTCCCGGAAGGAATGCTTATCTTGGTAGACCCGGCTGAAGAGGTGGATGCCGGAGATTTCTGCGTCGCAGGCGTGTTTGGCGACTCCGAGGTCACATTCAAGAAATACACCTGGGATGATGGTAAGCACTGGCTGGAACCGCTTAACCCTAGCCCGCGCTATGAGAGCATTCCTTGTAACGAGAATTGCCGCATCATCGGCAAGGTGGTTAAGGCGCAGTGGCCTGAGGATATCTTTGAGTAGTGACTTTCTCATGTACATAAGCACAGTAGGGCTTGACTTTTGTAAAGTTAATCATTTTTGAGTTGACGGAATCGTCAGTTTGGCGTACATTTTACTCACCAAGCCCAGCCCCGTTCGCAGACAATTGTTAATATCTGCATAACGGCTCTGGGCTATTTTTTTGGGATTTTTTTATGAAGAAAGCAGCAATTTTAATTGATGCAGGTTTCTTTATGCAAAGATTGCATTCAACCCATCGAAAACACTTTTCCAACCAAGAGTTGACAGCTCAATGCATAATGAAAGTCATTTGGTCAATGGTGCTATCCCATTTAAATGGAAAGCGTCAATCTCAGGAGCGCAGGGAACCGCTGGAATTATATAGAATCTATTTCTACGACTGCCCTCCCCTGGATATCCAGACTCGATTTCCACTTCCCGATCCCGGAAATAAAACCCCAGCGCGCAAAAATTTTAAGCTCGATAAGGGATATTTACTCAGAACTGAGCTTCATGAAGAACTAAGAAAAACACGAAAAACCGCCTTAAGGCTCGGTCACTTGGTTGATAACAAGAGGTGGCAGCTTACTACATTTTCTCTTGATGCTCTGATGAAAGGTCAAAAGACATGGGATCAACTGACAAATGAAGATTTTTACTATGACATAAAACAAAAGCAAGTTGATATCAAGTTAGGCATGGACATTACTACTCTTGCTTATGAGAAGTTGGTAGATGTTATCGTGCTTGTCGCTGGAGATTCAGATTTTGTGCCAGCGGCAAAACACGCACGAATTAAAGGCATAGATTTCATACTTGATCCTTTAAGGCAGATAGTTACTCCTTCTTTATCTGAACACATAGATGGAATTCAATCTTTCAGTCTTATTTCCGGCCTTGCGGATGCTTTACATGTTGAACCAAATCCAGTCCCTGATTGGTGGGAAGATCGGAAAAAGGGGAAAATAAAAAGGAAAGAGCCTCCTGCAAGAAAGGGTTATGGTCCAAATCAAAGAGATGCTGCTAACAAGCACTCGCAAGCGAGACAAAAGCGTTAGCAAAAACCACCCGGCCAGCGTGCCGGGTTTTTTATTGCCCATTAGTCAATCGCAGCACTTCCCTTTCGCACTATCTCCGCTGCATCCCTGTTAACCCCTTTCCCTATCACGTTACCCGTCTCTTTTCGATACTGCTCCAGCTTTTCAACGACAGCTTCCTGAGT